TATCTTTATTTTTAAGCCTTATAATGTGTGTTTTTTTACTTCCCATTTTCTTCTCCTAATTTTAGTGGTTATCAAGATAATGTGTAATCAGATGAAATATAATTTGTGCAATAGTTGCACTAGGTATTCCATAATCTTTTTCCATAATTTTTTTTATTTCTTTTATTTTTTCTTCTAATTCATTTTTTCTAGGATTTTTATAAATACCCTGTTGCAAAATTGTAGATCTTAAATACACATCTTCTTCTTTATTCATCTTTTTCTCCTTCAT